TGCCGCAAAGAACTGTCCTTTTTCTGAAGATTGCACACAGAAATAACCATCTACATCATCCCAGTCACTGGCATAGGTTTCACCCTGCTCGAGTTGGACACTGTGTTTTTCTTCTAGTTCCCAAGATAATCCTTCATCAAACACTGTCTCACCTTTTTCATCTTCGACTTGGATATGATTAAGATCGCTAAACTCACAGCCTGACAGATTATCTAAATGACCTTCAGTCTCGTACCAAGCACCATCATTACAGAATCTCGCTTCTTCAGGTACTGAATTTTCTTCTTCCTCATCTAACCAGCTCGTACAATGCTCGATGATATCTGCTTCGTCTTTGTCCTTCCAGTATTCGTACTGTGCTTCATTGAGTCGTCCAATAGCGATCTCACCACCATAACCCCAAATAGTTAATTTGTAAGTTGCTGGAGTAAATTTAAGGGTTTCTACTAATTCTTGTTTTTCTTGATTTGTTGCCATAATATCACCTTTCTAATTATGATACAAGCATTATACTACCAATATATGTATTTGTCAATCAGAAAATGTGTTGAGAAATGACCATACAGCTTATCCATACCCACAATGTGTTGAATGCTACTAACGTAGGTAACAACTTTTTATTGCTGGCCCATATCAATAGTATACTGGTAATAAGAGTAAAAAAATATAACCACCAGATATGAACACCAAAAATTAAACCAGGAACTATTATTATGGCTTTTGTTACCCAACTAAGAAATTCTACTTTATTATATGAAGTCCAATAATTAGATTCTTGCCACATGCTATAGCAATCTAGAATTTTTTTAAATCCTATATGATTATAACTTATTAATATAATTATTAACGAAACTAATGTTGCTGATAAAACTTGTATAAATGACATATTAAACTATATCTAATGTCATAGGAAATATTTCAGAAATAACTTTAGCACAGGAGTTAGCTATATCCATGTGTTCTTTTTGGGTTCCGTTAGCAGAACGTAGATCGATATAGTGTATCCATGAGCGCAGAGTACCGTTCATATACAATCTAGTTTTGGTATTGCCTTCTGGTAAGACAGCACGGGCTTGTTCTTTGGCGATGCCATTAGCGATAGCCCATTCATAAGTTCCTTTGGCTAAATCGATAACATACTGCTGACGTTTTTCCCATTCTTTTTTAAGTTCATCATTATCAACATCGATTGAGTTCTGTCTGTTTGTGGTGTCCTGTAGTCGTGCCTCACGTAGGACAAACTGATCACCAAACTCTGCTGGATCCGCATAGCGTTGGCTGAACTCTTGGAATGAGAATGAACGATGTCTTACTATCTGGTGTGCTATGTCACGGGTAGTGTTGATCTCTAAACAGGCTGATACCATTTCTAATGGTGACCAATGTTTATGCTTGATTAGATATTTGATTAATTTTTCAGATGTTTCTTTGTTCATCTGGTTTGATGGATTTGAAACCCTAGCACAGAATGCTATAAGTTCCTGGCAATTTTCTCCAAATCCTAGTTCGGCCGGAGCCTGACTGTAAGAAATTAATTTAATAATCGATTGATCCATCGTGGTCGTCTTCCTCTTCTAATTCACAAAGGCTTTCTAATGTTTTGTAATGTTCATAGGCTTTACGCAGTGCCGCGAATTTCTCTAATTTCTTAGAGTCTGGAGTCAAGATAGCCAACCTGGATTCCACCTTGTCCATAAACTCTTTGAGACTGCGATCACCTATTTTAACATCACCACTCTCTGGAACTTCTATATTATCTTGTTGAGGATAAGCCCAACTATAGGTTGGAGTATAATCTATTCCCGTATCGATAGTTCCGTTATCACCATATTGGAATATACTTCCATCCTCGGCAATATCATCTAACAGTGCTTGGAGTTCTTTGTCGTTCCCGTCACCCATTAGGCTTTTGCTTCTTTCCTTGCGTTTTTCTCATCTGTGATTTCTTTACGACGAGCTTTAACTAACTTAGCTACTTCTTGTAGAGCTTTTCTAGCACGAGTACCAGCGGCACCATTACCACCTGTGAATTTAGCATCTTCTGCTAGGAATGTTTCAAAGTTAGCTTTTAATTGTTCTGTTGTATTTGACATTTTTTATTTCTCCGTGTAAAATGTAAAGCATAAATTAGCTATGCTTACAGTGATTATATAACCTCACAAAGAAAAAAACAACCTAAAATAGGCGCAGATAAGTAAAATATATGGAAAATTCATTCAAATCTATTCCTTTTGGACAGATTGTTAGGTTTGGACAGCGGACGATGTTAGATCGACCTCTGTTCTCAGTGAGCTGGATATTGGGTAGATTCTGTAACTACAGTTGCTCATACTGCTGGCCCTATGCTAATTCGCAGACACCCGACTACCAAACTATAGATGTATATAAAAACACGGTGGATGAGATCAAATCTCAGGCACGCAAAAACGGATTCACTGAATTCCACTGGAGCTTTTCAGGTGGAGAACCTACCGCCTACAAACACATGGAAGAACTTATACATCATCTAGACGATGGAGCCGCGCAGAGCATACACATGACTACCAATCTATCACCTGGTAGCAGATGGTGGAAGGCTTGGTTAACGGCAACAGCATATTTCCAACGCCGTAGCATCACAGCATCCTTCCACGCAGAGTTCGCCAAGGAACAGGAATTCGGTGACAAGTGCCTACAGCTGATGAGAAATGGAGTTTTCATAACAATAAACCAAGTCATGGTACCGGAACAGTTCGATGAGCTCTATGATAGGTGCCAGCGTTTCCACGATAGAGGAATAAACGTTACCTTGAAACCACAGAGCGATCCTACAGCCAGCCGGGTAATAGATGGATATACCGATGAGCAGATAGAAAAGATGCAGACAGGATTCCCACAGCAGGCCCTAGGAGAAGATTTATACCAGATAGCACTCTATGATGCGGAAGATAAAGAATATCTGTTCGATCAAGCGGAAAGATTCAACGCTTTTGGATTTAATCGATTCCGAGATTGGACTTGCAATTCAGGATATCAGAGTGTTATAATAAGAGAGGATGAAGTCAAACGTAGTTACAGTTGCCACGACGAACCGTTAGGCACCTTAACCAACGGCTTCACATTGTTTAACGAACCAGAAAGGTGTGTGACAGAGAGTTGCGTAAGCTCGGCAGACTCCAAGATACCCAAATGCAGGTAAGCATAGACACAGTGCTGTGTTGGATGGAAGCCATCCGCAACAGCAAAGATACCCATCGTACCTTAGAAGCATTCTGGCGAGGACAGATGCGTTCCAAGATATGGCTTTGCGAAATATTGTATCAACACGGACCGGCATTTCCTAGAACCGTTGATATATTCGGTGGATGGATAGGAACTCTAGCCAGCTTGTTGGTAGAAACTTCAGGTATATTGCCAGGACACATACGTAGCATAGATATAGATCCAGAATGTGAAGACATCGCTAGGACCATTAATATGGAAATGCTTAAAGTCGATAGATTTGAAGCTATCACAGCAGATATGTGTGACTTCAAGAGCGATGCAGAGTTAGTAATCAACACCAGTTGCGAACATATCACACAGGAACAATACGATAGATGGTTGGCAAATATGTCAAACGATTCGTTCATAGTGTTACAGAGCAATAACTATGTGATAGATGAACACGTTAGGATAGCCAATAGTTTGGAACATTTCAAAGAACAGAGCAATATAGAAACGGTATTCGAAGGAACCTTAGAACTTCCACTCTATGACAGATATATGTTGATGGGAAGGAAGCGTGTTTAATTACGATGAACTTAAAGGAGTACAGATTGAGATAACTAATCGTTGCCAGGCTAGTTGTCCGATGTGTCCTAGGAACATACATGGTGGAATAACTAATCCTTTGCTAGAAATCAACGATTGGAGTTTGGAAGATTTTAAAACCATACTACCAACATCACTGCTACAGCAGTTAGAGTTTGTCACGTTTTGTGGAGACTTCGGAGAACCTATAATCAATGACGACTTACCTGAGATGTGTCGATATCTTAGAGAAACTAATCCAGATATAACAGTTAATATCCACACCAATGGATCCGCTAGGAACGAAGAATGGTGGCGAAATTTAAGGAGATGCTTACCTGACAGGCACGAGATATTTTTCGCACTAGATGGATTAGTGGATACACATCATTTATACAGGCAAGGAACACAGTTCTCGAAGATATTAGAGAATGCTAAATCCTTTATAGATGCCGGCGGCAGGGCTACCTGGGTTTTCATAAAATTTAAACACAATCAACATCAGCTGGCACGGGCTAGAGAGATGTCTCGTGAATACGGCTTCATTAATATAGAATTCAAAGACAGCAAACGTTTTAAAAAATCTTTTCCTGTTTTAGATAAAGCGGGTAATATCACACACTACCTGGATCAACCAGAACATTCTGTGATAGAATTCGTAGGAAGGCAACAGCTAGAAGATTATCAAAGATGGACTAAAAAATCAGAAATCGATTGCATGGTTAAGAGAGATAAAGAAATCTATATAGATGCTAACTATGTGGTATCTCCTTGTTGCATGGTAGGAAGTTTTTTAAATACCTATTACGATAATGAGCTGTATCAACGATATGGATTGCTAGATGGTGATTCCATAGAACCTGTAGGCAAACAAATACAGGTCCAGGTGTTTGACATAGTAGAACTGCTAGGTGGATTAGAAGCTCTCAATGCCTTAACATCTCCAATCAAAGACATAATAGAAAATCCCTATTGGCACAAATGGGCTACCTCTGACAGCGATGCCTGCATAGTTATGTGCAGTGAGGATACACCTTACATAAGTATAGAACAACAAAAAGCCACGGAGAAAAATGTATAGTTACGATGAGATAAAGCATCTCCATTTAGAGATAACTTCAAACTGCCAGGCCAAGTGTCCGCAGTGTGCTAGGAATTATCACGGAGGCGTAGAGAATCCATTGTTGGAAGTTGTCGATATAGATGTAGCACGATTTAAAAAGATAGTTCCTGTTGATTTCATCAAACAATTAGAAGTTGTATCTATGTGTGGCAACTATGGTGATCCTATAATCAACAAAGATTTGATACCGATAGTGGAATACATCAGACAAACAGACGATACCACCAAAGTAGATATACATACCAACGGCAGTGCCCGTACAGAAGAATGGTGGAAAGAACTAGCCATAACACTGCCCGAAAATCATCAAGTGAATTTCGCATTAGACGGACTAGCAGACACCCATCACTTGTATCGCATTGGCACGGACTTCGATAAAATAATCAAGAATGCCAAAGCGTTCATTGATGCTGGTGGCAAAGCCCGCTGGATATTCATCAAGTTCAAACATAACGAACATCAAGTAGAATCTGCTAAACAGTTAGCAGAACAGCTAGGGTTTGATAGTTTTTTTGAGAAAGAAACTTCTAGGTTTATAGGCGATCCTTGGTTTGATGTTTTTGACAAAAATGGTAATGTTGAATATAGATTAGAAGGACCTACAGAAAGCAAGTTAGTTTTCGTAGATAGGAAAACCGTAGAGAACTATAAAGAAATATTCAAAGGTGCTGAAGTCACATGTGCTGTAGAACGTGAGAAAAGCATATACATAGATGCGTGGGGAAGATTATGGCCCTGCTGTTTCACAGGTGCTGTGCCTTACATCTATGTTCCGCAAGGACAGTTAGGATACCAATATCGCGAAGATGCTAGAGATAGTTTAATGACGTTGGTAGATAAGATGGGTGGTATGGATTTTCTGAAGATTGAGAACTCCAGCATCAGAGAAATAGTAGATAGCCCAGGATGGCAGACAGAATGGGATCGAGGATTTGAAAACAAACAGCCAGTATGCGTTAGGGTATGTGGAGAATTTGAAGAACCAGTACTAAGCCAAAGCAAGGATCAGTTCATAGAACTAGAAAAATTCAATGAGTGAAATTAAAAAATGGCAGGATAAGATAGAAACGCTGTCAGGAAGTAAAACTTTCTGCGTGTTGCCTTGGATACATTTCGCTACACGTCCTAATGGTGATATGAGATTATGCTGTAATGCTAATTCAAGTGGTGCAGGTGGGGATCACGAGATCGGATTAGTCAAGAACGAAACAGGACGTCCTGCTAACTTCGGTAAAGAAACTCCTATGAGCGCTTGGAACAATGAATATATGCGTTCAGTGCGTGACACTATGTTACAAGGTGGAATACCAAAGAGCTGTAGCAAGTGTTTCGTTGAAGAATCTAAAGGAGTAGTCAGCAAGAGATTATGGGAAACAGGCACCTGGATAGAAGAAGGTATAGATGTTCCTGAACTGATAGCTGAAACACAAGAAGATGGAACCGTTCCTGAGAATCTAGTCTATCTGGATCTTAGATTAGGACATACCTGTAATTTAAAATGTATAATGTGTAGCCCACACGACAGCAGTCAGTGGGTTCCTGAACACAAGAAAGTATTCCCACTGTTCAAAGATCCTGAAATAAAAAGACAGATGGATTGGAAAGCCGATGAGTTCAATAACAAATGGCACGAGAATCCTGAATTCTGGGAAGAGATGTATCGCCAGATACCAAATCTCAAACAGGTTTATTTCGCAGGTGGCGAACCGTTGGCTATCAAAGAACACAAACAGTTCCTAGAAGAGATTATAAGACAAGGATATGCTGATAAGATACTGGTACGTTATAACACCAACGGTTTGTTGATTAACGATGATACCATAGAGCTGTGGAAACGGTTTAAAAAAGTTAAAGTAGGATTCAGCCTCGACGGCACGGGAGAACGCAATAGGTACATCCGTTATGATTCGGACTGGGCTACCATAGAAAAGAACCTACATCTATTAGACAATGCTCCGGACAACATACAAGTCAGTATAGCCACTGCTATACAGATAATGAATATCAAACATCTACCAGATTTAGCACGTTGGAAGATTGAACAGAAGTTTAAAAAAGTCAATTTTGAAAATGTCACGGGAGGTATAGAAGCAGGCGGCGGAATAATCAATATGCATCTATTATATATTCCTACGTTTTTAAGCATTAGATGTCTGCCTGAAGGAGACAAACAAGAAGTGCGTGAGAGATTCCGAGAGCTAGGTGATTGGTTGTTTGAACATTATCGTAAAGATGATTACTACTGGGCTATAAATCCATATGGTTGGCAACGATGGCAAGCGGTGTTAGATTTTATGGACGGTGATGATCATAGTTATCTATTACCAGCATTCAAAGAATATGTTAATACCATGGATCAAGAACGTGGAACCGATTTTGCAGAAACTTTTCCTGAGTTAAAACATCTAGTATGACAGAAATAGTACAGGTATTGACAGATAAGAAACAGGATCACCTACGCATAGAATATATGGTAGGTAATTACTGTAACTATAAGTGTTGGTATTGTGGTCCTCACGCCAATGGTGGTACTCATCGATGGCACAAAGATGTAGATTTCCTGTTAGATAACTTCCGTCACTTGTTTGATTACTACATTAAGCACGGTAAAACTAATTTTGAATTAAACTATGTAGGTGGAGAACCTACATTATGGCCTGAGATAGGTAAATTCACTAGAGAAATCAAACGAGATTACAATGTATTCGTTACTATGACCACTAATGGTTCTAGGACTATCAGATGGTGGGAACAGAACGCAGATCATTTTGACAAGATCAGATTCAGTTGCCATCCTGAATTCGTAGATATAGATCATTATATCAAGGTATTAGATTTAGTCTATTCTAAAAACATAGGAATGAATGCCTTAATCCTAATGGATCCGACTAACTGGGATAAGTCTATAGAGATCATCGAACGATGTAAAACCAGCAAATATCCTTGGTTTATCAATGCTATGGAAGTGTTTTCAAAATATCAATATACAGAAGAACAACGCAAATATATCTCAAAAAATATCAAACGCAGTTCTCCTATATGGTGGATAATGAAACACGAAACACTGTTTGAAAAGAAACCAAAGATAAAATACGATAACGGTAAAATTAAAAAAATAAATCGAAACTATCTCAGCCTTAACGATAAGAACTATTTCAAAGGTTGGGTTTGTAATCTCGGATTAGAAAGCATCAACATACAGAAAGATGGTAGGATATCTGGTGCTTGCCATAATAAACTGTTCGGTATGCGTGATTATTATAATATCTATGACGAAGATTTCAAAGAAAAATTCAATCCTAAGTTAATGCCAACTATATGCGAAGTAGAAAGATGTTGGTGCCAGCCAGAACAGTTATTAACTAAATCTAAACTTCCGAGCCAACACCCCATTTGGTGATAGGAATGTCAGAGGCGCAGGTGCAGTAGTCTCTGGTACACGTGATGGGCTCATTGGGCAACTTGAATGTATCCTTGTAGATGTTCCCTAGACTGCCACCTACCCTACAGGTAGCACGATGTACTTCACCATCCCAATTAATCATTAGGCTTTCTATACCTGCGTTACACTGCCAACCTTTGTATTGATTTAGATGTTCCTTGATGACATCATTGGCGTGCATTATGCGTTCATCATCTACACGACAGTTAGGTTTCGCTGTGGCTTCCTGTGCTAATAACCACTCTAGATCCTTCCCATCATATCTCATATCGTCGAATATGTTATGATCCCCTTCTGTCCATCGTATCCTACGGACAGCATATCGTATTCCTTTTTCTTGGAACTCTTTTACTACTTTTTTAACTTCACTGATATAATCATGATGCGCCATTATATTCACGAAGAAATCTATCTCAGTATTGTCATAGAATTCGTTAATGACCCTAACTATCCTACGCCAGTCGTGTTCGAAATGTAGGCTGAACACTAGATGATTGTAATAGATTTCGTTTTCCAAATACCAACGGCTACCTCTAGTACCATTGGTTGTTAGATTGACCCAGAATATATCCTTGCGTTTGAAATAATCTAATAGCTCTTCTATGTCAGGATGTACCGCGGGTTCGCCTCCCGTGAGACTGACACGCAACGGCTTTCCTATCTCAACTAGTTTATCTACGGTCCGTTCTAAAAGATTGATATCTGTATGAGGACTGTGATTATCGTGTATAGTATCAGGACAATATGTACAGTCATAGTTACAGCGTTTGCCGAGATTCCATTCTACCTTGAGCTGATCCTGATGTGGCCATACTGATGTTATTTTATACATACACTTTTAACTTTATTATATTTTTCTATTGTTTCGATTATCTCTTCTTCTGTGTAGTTATCAAATCCGCTTTCTAAGATATTAAACATTGCCACTGGTATTAATCCTAAAGACAGGTTTTCAAATTTTAATCCTGTAGATTTATACCAACTGTTGAAATCTTCTAATTTTTTATAGAAAGTTTCAACGGTAGTCGATGGACCGAATTTAATCATAAAATCTGCACTATAATATTCTAAAGGACGGATGTTATCAATATCTACAATGCTATCACGATCTTTATATACATCAAGCAAAGGCTTTCCTACCTCACAATAGTTTATATATATTTCACCAAATTTCCATTTAAAAGTAAATTCTTGATAGTCTTGTTCTTCCAATGGATATCTAGGTCTATCTTCAAAAGTTACTACAATACTAGGATACCCGCTATCTCTAAGAAAATGTTCATATTCATGTATTAAAACATTAAATCTATCGATAGCCTGCTTTACATGAATAGGTGATGTATTATAAAAATCTGTACCTGTTTCTATGTGTCCTCTTAAATTTTCAAAGAATTTGTGTAGGTAATTTAAATCTTCCTGATTTTTTATATCGATATTGTTAATAGTTTTAGGAGAATGTTTATTAACTGTGTCTATCTGTATTTTTAAATTTTCTTTATAGTATTCTTGATTTTTATTAGGCCACCCTTTAAACCTATCCGACTCGTATATATTATAGTTTTGATTTATTTCTTTAGCCCATGATTGAGATATGTCATTCTGATAAACATCAAATGTTAAAGTTATTAAATCCTTATTATTAGATAATGTCAAATCTAAATTTTTATACATAAGGTTTAAATTCAGGTACTATGTTTTCTATAGGGCCTTGCCGTCTGGTGGCATCTAATTTTCTGTTAAACTTTAGGAAATCATTCCACTTATCGTTTTGATCTCTAGCTTTGAGATAGTTAATGTTATCCTGTATCTGTCTTAAAGTTATACCTAACAGTATCGGATTACGTTTAACAAAATCAAAATCTTTAACCTTGTTACCTACAGCAGTTAGTCTTTCTATAGCTAGTTCTTTTAATGGTTGTG